TCTTGACCTCTAAACCAGCATCCTCAAGCATCTCTAGTCGGCTCTTACCTGTGCCAAGTTCCCTGACCCTAACGTCATGCGGAAGGATATGCTCTGCTTTAAGGTAGTCGTTGTCCTTAATCCACTTAACGTAGTGGTCTAAACCAACTCCGTGATTCTCGTAGTAGTCAAGCAAGCGCACCTCAGTACCCACCAACTGAGCCACCCAGATAGACGTAGAGTCACCCATTCCCAAGTCCCAAGCAGTAAAAGTCCTACTTAGTTCCTCTCTAGGAATCTCCTGCATATGCTTTTTTTCTTCTAACTCGTTGAGTATCTGCCCATAGTAAGAGCCTTCTACAGCAGCATCAAAGCTACACTCAAACTCTTGGCGGTACTTATCCTCACCCATCTCATTCTTAGCAGCCTTCAGTTCTGTATCGTCCACCACACCTGTCTCAGAGGCTTTGAACTCTAGTAAGCCCCACCCATCCTCTTTCTCAGCCCTGTCTCGCAGTTCTTTGAAGTGGTTGTGTCCCTTTGGTGTACCAATAAAGAGACACCACCCCTTGCGGTCTGTCAGGGCTGGTCTAACGATGTCTGTCCATATCTTAGGGTTCTGGTCACCCACCTCATCAATGATTACCCCATCAAAGTATTGGCCTCGCAGGGAATCAGGGTTGTCTGAGCCGTATAGCTGAATACGCCTACCCCAGAAGTCAACTCGTAACTCTGAGATGTTGTTAGTACCGCCTAGCGGAGTAGTGTATTTAACGAGATAGTCCCAAGCTACACGCTTTGCTTGTCCATAGGTAGGCGCAATGTAAGCGTATCTAGGAGTTTCTTTCTCGTTTAGCACCGCCTCACGGATTAAGTGATTAAGTGCTGCAACAGTCTTGCCAAACCTACGATGTGCCACAACCACCGCAAAGCGTTTGCCTTCCAGTAACTCGTGAACCTTTAGTTGGTGTTCCCTTGGCTTATAGGGAATTTCGATTACTTCGCCCATGTAACGATGTGCTGAAGTGGTTGGTCAGAGTCACCACTTATGGTTACTGAAGCCATATCTGGCATTGATTTACGCAATAGTATCTCAATAGCCTTCATCCTTGTAGGACTTAACTCCTCAGTTTCACCAAGTGCATGATTTTGCAAAACATTTAGTAATTGACTTACTTGAATCTTTTTGCGTACATCTTCCTGATGAAGTTTGTTTATTGGTCTTCCGACTTGTGCCATTTTGTTTGACTCCTCTAGGGTTGGTCAAGGTTAAGTTAATACTTTATTCTAACAGACTTTGAATTTCTTTACGCTTTTCTTCGTCAAGCAAACTAGCAGCAGGAATTGCAGGAGTAGCAGCAAATAAAGGTTGACCTTTAGATGTTCCCTCTTTCATTTGAGGAGTAATATCTAAGTAACGGATGGTTTCTTTAGATGGACGCTGTGCAGGAATCCCATCTGCATCCCTAGCATAACCTGTAGTTATCTGTGTCTCACCTACGCTTGCACCATACTTTTTGCCGTACTTATCCAAGAACTTAGGATAAATCTCGTCATAGTATTTTTTCATTCCTTCACCACCAACCTGCAAATCAAGTCCTGAATATTCTTCAGGAATTGCATTTAGTTGATTTCGCAACGCATCAATTTGGTCTTCTGGTAAATCGTCTTTAATTGCTTGTCTAAGTGCTTTTCTGATTTCAGCATCTTTTTCTGCATTTACAGCTATTTTTTGACCAAGTTCTTTACCAACATAATCTGGCAATTCTTTTGGGTCAACAGATTTGCTCATTACAAGTGCGCCATCATTGTCGTAACCTTGAAGACGACCATCTCTATATCCGACACGAGAAAGTTGTTTGCTTAAATCAAAGCGTTCTGCTTGCTGTTTACCAGTAGTCAAACCTATACGCTCATAGCCATTGTCGGCAGCGTACTTAGTTAGTCGCTTGAGTGCTAGTTGATACCATGTGTCTTTAAATGGTGCGTCTGGAATACCAGTTTGACCAGTTTTTGCTAATTCCTGCGCTTGGTTCATTAAATCAAAACGTTGTTGAGAGATTGCGTTTTTTTCTTCTTCCGTTTTTGCCTGTTCTTTTAATTTACCTAAACGCTTATGTTCTTCTTTTAAAGCAGTTATTTGTTGTTGCGCCTGATTTTGCGCTTTAGGGTCGTTATAGCCTTTTTCCCTACCAGCTTGATGCCAATCAGATTGAATTTCCTCAACCAATAGCATCTTTTTACCATCAGCATCAATGCGGTCATTAACCCTCATGTGAGCCAGAATATTAGGCTGGTCAAAGTGAGATGATTTATATGTACTTGCATCTTCACCAGCATAAAACTTATCAAGTCTTGCTCGTTCAATATCTGTCAATGGAAGATTAGAAAAGCCACCTTGTCCATACTTTTCTCTAAGAGACTTAGTATATTTATCATATGCACTCATGTTTTCTGGCAAGGTTAGCAATATCTCACGATAGTTCTCACCACCAGCTAACTGATATTTTCCGTATCTAGTTAAATCTTCTGCTTGTGCGCCTGATAATTCACTTATTATTTCTTCTCGTGACATTGCGTCACCATAATTATCTACTGGCTTGTATCCCCGAACTCGTACATATTCATTTTGTAATTGTGTATCTGGTAATTTAGAAAAGTCTTGACTTCCATAAGTTACTTCTTGAACATCTACACGATTGTTAGCCAAGAAGTCTTGAACCTCTTGTTTAGTAACATTGGGTTTGTCTCTCAGGAAGTCATCTAACCCTGTATAAGCCAGTTCTTCCTTCTTAACATCAGGTGCTTTCATCAAGTCGTTAATGAAAGACTGACCAGTTCCCTTGTTTCTGCCTAAGTTCAATGCTGCTTGCTCAGTAGCTGAATAGAAACCAATGTCAGAAACTGGTGCTTGTGGCTTAGTCTGCAATAGGCTTTCAATAGGCTCTACCTTAGTAGATAACAATCCTTGCTCTGGGGCAACAGCAAACAATGGCTGTGGCACTACCTTGCTCATCATAGTATTAGGACGCTGACCAAGCATAGTAGCTGCCAGTTCTTCACCTACTACTTGTCCTACCTTTTGCACACCCCTAACGGCTGGCATAGGGTTTAGCGGAACAAATGACGCAGCTTGACCTGCTACCTGACCAATCCTAGATGTTGGTGCAAGTGGTAAATCTTTTAAGAACTTTTCTGTTGTGTAAGGAAACTGCGCTGGTGCTTCATAACTAACATCACCAAACATCTCTGTTGGGCTTGGTGACCTTAGTAAATTAGCTATGTCAGCAGGTAAACCTAACAAGCCAGCTAAACGTCCTCTAAGAACGTCAACAGGCAGATTAGCAGAATCAGCAGGGCTACCCTGTCTGCGCCTGTTTAACTGTGGATAAAATCCAAATGCTGCACCTAAATCTGCCATGATTAGTTACCACTTTACCTTGTTAGCCCAATAAGCTGCACTCATCTTACCTTTGGCAATATTCTCTGCGTGACGAGCCTTAAACGCTTCGTTACGCTTCGTTCCATCAGGTGAGCCTTTAGCCCCTTGTTGACCAAAGCGAATTAGCTTTACATCCTCACCACTCTTTGCCAAAACAGCGTGAGACTTAGTGGGATGGTTAGGAGTAGCTTTGGGCTTGTTGTAGCCAGAAAACTGCTCTGACCCACGCTTAATCACTTTTTGGCTTTCTTTGCTGCGTTCTTAGCTGTACGCTCTCCACGCATAGGCATAGGCTTAGCAGGTTTAGTCTTCTTCTGCATCAATTTCTGCATCATTTCCACCGCCTGTTGATTTGTCGTTCCCATCATATTCATCCTCGGTTATTGGCCCACCACTAATCCATGCCTCACAAGTCCTCTTGGAAGCACATTTAAAGTCAAATACTTCACAATAGCCTAAGTCACCAGCGTCAATGACTTCCCAAGCATCCATCTCTGTACCGCCCATTTCTAAACCAGATTCAATGCAAGCAAGCATCTTAGGGGTTTGGATAAAAGCAGAGCAGTTTCCGCAACGAGACTTTTTAGCCTGTGCAGGTGAGATTCTCCAAGCCTTAGAAATGTCACGCCAGTAATCCATGCTTGGCTCGTTAGGATTCATTGGGCCGTAGTTAGCCTTGTCGATAGCCTTTTGGCGACACTCAAGATTGACTTCTACGTCACCTGTGGCAACTGGACACGCTTCGCCTTTTTTCTCTTGGCTTTGTATCTCAATCTCAATTTTTACGGATGGCTCTAATAATCCAGACATAGTTGTCCCTACGGAGTTTATTTATTATCTCATAAAAAAAAAGAGGGAACAAGTCCCTCTAAAGTCTCAATGGCAACTGAGTGCGTCCATTGTGCGCTATCTGAAAAGATTTGCAAGCGTTAGATTTAAAACGTCCATCTCATTTAACTTCATTACCTTCCAAATCCTAGCCTGTCCGTGTATTCCGTTAAAGCTACCTTGATGGCAATCCTTGCACAAAGGAATACATAAGTATTGGTTATGTTGGACAATATGGTGTGCATCGCTTGGAGGAGAAGCGTTACAGACCCCACAAGGCATTTCTTTAATCTTTGCCAAGTGGAGTCGTTCCCTATTATTTGGTCTGTTGTTCATGCAATTTCTATGATTACAGGGTTTAGCAATAGACGAGCATATTCCAATGCTCTATTTTCTGCGTCATCGCCAACCATACATTTTTGATACCGCCACTCAAATTCATACCATTTTTTAGTCTCAACAGTCCATGCGCCATCAGCGTCTTTTTTAATTCTTACTTTCATATTTTCCTTCCAAAACTTCATGCTTCTCTTACATAAACACCAAAACTGGCAGCAGTATCACCAAAAGGTAATTGCTCTATTTTTTTAGCAATACGCTCTCGTTCTTGTTGAGCAACCAGATAAGCAAAGCGTTCAAGCATCAATTGACATTTATTAACTTCATCATCATAAAAGCCAACTTCTAGTGCTATGCGAATAACGTCTTCTCTATTCATACCAAACTCCTATGAAATAAACCACCAGCCACCAAAAGGCAGCTAGTGAAATAAGAATTAGTCGCCAAACTGCCTGTTTACTCAGCCTCGTAAGCCATGATTTTTGCATGGTCAGCTTCCTCCAAAATGTGCTTTGCAAGACGCATACAGCCCTCAATCTCTAACTCTTTAAACTGCTGGTCAGTAAAGATGCCCATGACGTTACGTCCTTCAAACCAGACTTCGTCAATGTTCTCGTTGTAAGTACCTTCCTCGTCCTGCTCGTATTCCATCACGACAGTAACGATTACAGAGCCTTCACCAGTTGTTGTGTCAAATTCGTATTTCATTTTGTTTTCCTTAAAATTGGGGGACTATGCCCCCTGTTGATTTAGTTAAGAATTAAGCGACCAGTTAAACCCCTAGACTTCAAGCAATCAATTGCGTTTTGAATTGCCTCTCTACGAGAATGACCATAAAAAACTGGAGGTACATTCGTATCTGGCAAAGCACAATCGAACTCAACAATCCAAGCTGGAGGAACAGTAGCCCGAATACGGGGGTTGTATTGTTCTTGTTGAAAGTAGCAATCTGCATTAAATTTGTTTGACATGACTTAATCCTTAAAAGTACCCTTGAGAATTTCTTGGGCTGAGTGAAGTATAGCAAACTAAACAGACTTGTGCAATTTATTTACTAGGTACTTTCCCTACTCCGTAGTTTTTACGCCAAGACGCTCACTTGCTTGCTCAGACCGCCATATGTCGGCTTTCATCTGGGCGGCAACCAGCATGAACTTGAGGGTCTCCTCCCTCTCTATGGCCACCATTAGCCCTCTAAGCAAATCAGCATACTCAATGTGGGCATAGGCTTCTCTCTCTTGCGACACAGCAGAGTCAAATCCTTTGGCTAACGCATCCTTCATCAGCAATGCCTTCTTGGTCTTGCGGAATTCTTCGAGGTACACCCTTTGTGCTTTAGCCTCGGCAAACTTTGGTGCGTTTTCAATGATGTATTCAATGGCTTTGTAGGGTGCTTTCACTTGACTACTCCAATCATCCTAAGTGCGGCTTCTGGGCAATCTATTCTTGCCAAGGTACTTCCAGACCAATTCTCAAAAAAGTCGGCTTGTAGCTTCGTTAAACGCTTTCTAGGCCCTGATTTGACCTCCACGCAAAAGGTGTGGCCCTTGTAGCCAACCAAAAGGTCAACTGGCAGACCAATGACCCACACATATGCGCCTGCTGCTCGTAGTGCGCTTACGATGGCTTCTTGTGTTGCATCAACTCTTGCTGCTCTCCTCATTTCGTAACCTCGTCATTCTGTCCCTCAAAAGCAAAGTATCGGACTTTCCTCTGATTCGTTCCAAGTCCACGCACACACCCTGCCACCAGAGCAACGCTTTGCTTGAGCCAATCGTCAATTTCTTTTGGTTGAATCTGCGTATCCACTCCCTCGCTTCGCAATCCTTGAAGTGGTTTAATTCTGCTGGAGTCATTTGTAGGCCATTCAAATTTCATTCTTCTTCAATCCCTGTCCAATGTTGTTCTTGCTTTGCAATTAATTCTGGCAATTGTTTTTGCAAAACTTTACTTTGTTCTGGAGTTAAAACTATTGTGATTGAGTAGTTTTGGAAGACAAGATAACCAACAGTTGATACAAAAAACTCAACAGGTTCTGCTTTACGGAATTTCATATATTTTCTTTCACTTTTTTAGCAAATTGACGTACAAAATCTGGCATTGGTGCAGCATTTTTTGCATCAGCCTTAATCTTTTCTAAAACTACATTAGGCTCATTTGATGCAGGAACTGTGGTCCTGATGTTGTCGGCAGGGTTTGCTTTTGTCGCAACCCAATCTGCTTTAAATGCTTGCCAACCACGAACAACACACTCCTCCAAAGCCTTTTCTAAAGTCCAACCAGCTTTTTTTGCTTCACTGGATATGGCATCAATGGCTCTTTGGGTTATCGGTGCTTTCTTGGCTTTCCTCAAAGATTTAAATTCCTGCCAAACAGAATCAGAAACACCGCTAGGTGTTGCAACGCTAGTTGTTCTTTTATGTATCTGTTCTGTATCTGTATCTGTATCTATAGCGTTACTTGAACGTTTCTGTAACGTTTCATCAACGTTACTTACCTGTTTCTTTTTACTACGATGCTTGGCAACCCGCATGGTGCTTGAGTCTGAGACAAATTGACGTTTATCCCAATTGAGTAAATTCCAGTGTTTGTCAATGAAATTCTTACTGATAAACAACTGCTTAGTTTCTTCCAATTCCCCTGTGGATAACCTTAGTTGAAACGCTATCTCCGTTTCATGTAACGTTTCAAGAACTTCGCTACATCGGAGGCACATAAGCATGACATAACGTCTTTGCATAGCCTCTGAAAGCATTTGAATTTTAGGGTCGTGTGCAAACTCTGAATAGAGTCGAAACCAAGGATTAGCCATAATAATTTCCGCCTTTTACTCGCCCCTTGAAAGAAACAGTCGGCAGGAGAGGGGATAACTCTTTTCGGTACGCTCATGACTTCGTACCTAGCCGTTGTTTCAAAACATTGTATCAAATAAACTGGTTATTTGTAATATCTTGTGAAAACGATTTACCAAACAATCTTGTAGCTTGGGCGTTCATAACCGCATATTCAGCCTTAGAAAAGATACCTCTGGCATTGCGAATGTCGAATGGATTTAGCTTGTCGTAAGGCTCATCATTGGCAGCTTGGGTAGCTACAATCATATGTGGCTCTAAAGTGTACTGAGAAACCCAAGAACGTCCCATCTTAATTTTTCCAATTTTTAGTTTGTTTTTGTAACTCATTTTTGTGCAACAAGCTGCAATGGATAGTCGTGGTATGCCAGTTAAATCCTCTATTTGATAGGATGTAAGTGGGCCGTTTTGTAGGCATCTGATAACTGCTTCTTGTGTCATTTGAACCACTCTGGTCTGAGTTCTTTTAGTTGATAAATGCGTAACTGAGGGATTGTCTTCCAATGGTTAACAGCCGCCCTTGTGATACCTAATATTCTAGCAAGCTCACTCTGTGAGCCAGCAAGTGTGATAGCTTTTTTTATGTTCATTTAACAAGTATAGCAAAGTTTACAAGATAAACAATTAGGACAAACCCTTAGATAAAAATACAACATTAGGGAAAACACCTAGAAAATAGTTGTTGACCTGCTTGTTTAGTTTGCTATACTTGCATCAGCCCACAACAAAACGTAAGTGGGTATTTTTAAGGAAATCAAAATGAAAAGTAAGATTATTCAGACGCTAGTTGAATGTGTATTAGCCATCGTTATCTTTGGCGGTATCGGTATCCTCTTAGCTTGGAGAGGCTAATGAACACACACTACCTAACCCAAGTCCGTAGAATATTTCGCACATACGATGCGCCTCCAGAGGTCATTAGAGCCTACCAAAAGCAATGGGTGAAGTCAGTACGCCAGTTGGGTGACAAGTGGCTTGTAGCAAAGCCTATCGAAAGAATCCAATGACCAGACAAGACGCAATCAAAGATTTATCGCATGGTGAATACTGTTGCTACTGTACTGAGCAAAAGACCTACGGCTTATGCTGTGGAGAAAACCACTTCGTACCTTTCGGGGATTTATACGAGGAAGACCAAGAAGCAATGATTGAAGAATATTTAAGTAAAGGAAAATAAAATGGTACACAAGAAGTTAATGGCAGCAAGAATTGCCTTGCAAAACGCACCTCTAAAAAAGTCTGGTCACAATAAGTTTGCTGGCTACAGTTACTTTGAACTTGGTGACTTTATGCCAGAGATAAATGCAATATTTAATGAAGTTGGTTTGTGTGGCGTAGTGTCCTACGATTCTGAGATAGCAAGTCTGACAATTACTGACACAGACGATGGCACTAGCCTTGTTATTACATCACCAATGGCAGAAGCTAACCTAAAGGGTTGCCATCCTATCCAGAACCTTGGTGCAGTAGAAACGTACACCAGACGTTACCTGTGGGTTACAGCAATGGAAATCGTTGAGCATGACGCTCTGGATTCATCTGCACCCATTAAGGAACAAGTAATCATCACGCCATCACAAGGCATCCGAGATGAGTTACCCATTGAAATACTAAAGTATCTTGACGAATTAGCAGTTGAATTGATTGCTATTTGTGAGAAAGATTCCAAGGCAGCTTGGATGAGGTTGGAGCAGGAGAACTTAGAGCCAGACCAGAAGGTTGCTTTATGGACTCTGATGCCAAGTAATGTAAGAAGTGCTATTAAGAAAGCGAAAGGTTAATATGGAATACGACAATACAAACCGAGGAAGTTTGTTCAAGAACGACAGGAAAGACGATGCCAAGTTTCCTGATTACAAAGGCAGCTTAAATGTAGATGGCGTAGAATATTGGCTATCTGCTTGGCTAAAGGTCAGCAAAGACGGGGCTAAGTTTATGTCCCTGTCTATCAAGAATAAGAGTGCGGATTCGTTACCTAAGAAAAAAGTTGTTGACTTCGATGACGATGCGCCCTTCTGATTACGAGGGGAAAGTTGTGCAAAGAGTCTTTCGGCTTGCAGACGAGCAATGAGTACCCTCACCACTATGAGAAATCAGTATGCGACTCATACTGACTTCCGTGATTTCCAAGGTTTGATTCCTAGTAACTTGCATTTCTTGCCTAGCAATATAGACATGATTTGCGAGAGGAGGGGACACTTCCTAATCGGAGAATGGAAGAAACCTAACGAGAATATGGCTACTGGTCAGCAATTGCTACTCAAGGCTTTTGCTCAAGTTCCTAAATTTACTGTGTTAGTCATTATCGGTAACACAGACAACGAACAAACTGAAGTTGGAGATGTGTTCCAAGTGGTGCTAGGCAGGTGTGTAAAGATTGGTGAAGGTCTTGATTTCCTCAAAGACTTTTATGTCATGTGGTACGAATTTGCAAACTCGAAAGGATAGTTATGTCATACGCAAATATAGAGATGAAGATAATTCAATGGTCTGAGCAAAGAAAGATTATTCCTAACAGCACACCAGAGATTCAGCTTCTAAAAGCAATGTCAGAGATGGGAGAACTTGCAGATGCCACGATTAAACATGACGAGGAAGCTATTGTGGATTCTGTTGGTGATGTCATGGTCTGCCTTATTAACTACTGTGTGCTGCAAGACATAAACTTAGTACAATGTATGGAAATAGCATACGACCAGATTAAGAATCGCAAGGGCATACTATTGCCTAACGGAGTTTTCCAAAAGGAGATATGACTATGAAATTTGAAATGGAATTCGGGCTTTTCAATGACAAGCTAGTTATTGAAACCCATGACTTTGACATTATTGAAATCTTCCAGAAGTTTGTGGAGTTTCAAGAAACACATGGTTGGGCAATTGACTATGTGGCTGTTGAACTTAATGATGGTGCGTTTGATGAAGAAGAAAAAATACCAGACTTTGCTTTAAACGCTCACGAGCCTTTGTAAGCTACTTTGCTAACAAGTACAGCCCCACATTGCTAAAGGCGTAACCTGCGTACACGATAGCCATGTGCGGGTTATCTTTCCATAGTTGTTCACCAGCAATATAGGCGTAGATTGCCCCTGTGAGAATAATTAGCCAAGCACTCAAAACGCACTCACATCAATCACTTCACCACGAAACTCAATATGGTCATCTGAAAACCGATGTACCAATTCTGGCCATAAGAGTTGTCCATTAAAGAAGTTTAGCACAGCAAAACCGCTTCTATGGTTAGAAGGATTAAGTTCAGCATAAGTAAACTGTGGGCCATCTGGTTCAGCCAAAGTCCCCGTATCAACACCAAACCGATTCCCGTTATAGTCAGAAAAAGGTGTTACTTTCAAAGAATGTAGGTGTCCCGTGATGATGGACACACCCGCATTGACAGTATTGTTATGGGCAGCGTGAACCCCATTCTTATATCGGTGCTTAACAATCACTTTAGAAGTAGGCCATACTGCCCAACAGAAGTCCCAATTTGGGATATGGTCTGTCAGCTTAAAGCCAAATACTTCTTTAAACTGTGGTGCGTGTTGCGCTAATCTGTTACCAAAGCGAATATCGTGATTGCCCCATGTAAACACTAGCTTTACATTGTGTCGAGCTTCTTTAGCGGTTTCCTCTATTTCATCCAACGCAGATTGCGTAGCTTTGAGTTCTTGGATGACAGAAGTCTGAGGAAGTTCAGTTACGTCGTGGCGGCTTATGGACGCTCCATCGAACGCATCCCCGTTACATATCACCGCCTTGGGTTTGAACGTCTCTATAGCCCATAGAAGCCCTTTAAACGCTGTTGTTCGTTGTCCAATGAAGTGGGCATCAGAGAAAACAATCACAGTCCCATCCAGTATCCCAAGGTCAATCTGTTTTAAAGGAGAAAACGATTGTTTCCTAGCATCATACAAAGCACCTCTATGGTCAGAAGAATTTAACTTGATGTTATGAAACTTCTCCATGTTGCGTCTTCTTGAATGGATATTTCTAATATTGACACCAAGTATCTTTGCTAGTTTTTGAGCAGACTGGTGTTTGTCCCAAAGAGCAATAAAGTCCTCATCAGAACAAGCCTCACTATGATTAACAGACACCATTTGAATCCTTAGAAAGTAACTTTTCTAGCAGATTGATAACCCTATGCTCTTGCATCTCAATCTCATCTTGAGATGATTTGGGGTCTTGAGAAACAACCATCAAGTCATGCAAAAAGATATGCAATAACTCATGCAAAGCAGTCTTATCTAAGCTCTCTGGAGTTATCTTTTCAGCCCCAAAGTCTCCTAAACGATACACAGCCAATCTAGCGTTAGGGGTAAACTCAACAGAAGCCATTGCTTGCTTGGCAGGTTTACTACCCTTTTCGATTCTCCAATCACCAAGACTCAGAACTTGTTGCCACTTTCTAACACTTAGTGCAAACAGTTCAGCGTGTTCTGGTGTAGGAATGTTAGCCATATCAACACCTTATACAGTATTTGTTACAGTTTAGTTTAAAAACAAAGCCACTTCAGCTTTACGTCTTTTGACAAGCCCTGCAACTTCTTTCCCACCCGCCTTAGTCCACGACATAAAAGCCTGTGCTGCGCCATCCCAATCCTCACGATTGACCTTCATGCGGATGGTTGACCTCTGGTAGTTTCCTAGCCCAGCGTTGTACGCAAAAGAGACAACAGCGTCGAATTTGCTTTGATGGTTAACAAGATTAGGAGACAGTCGAAGAACACCACGTTCAAAAGTATTGATGTCAACTTTGAACAACTCGACCAGTTCATCTTTAGACCAAACACGGGCATCTCCCTCTTTCAGTTGATAGTCAGACCTGATAAGCCCTGTATAACCCTCTTTACGGGCGTTTGGGAGGGCTAATTGGTCGCTGTACATAGCGTGACCCCACCCAACAGTCCAAATGGCGGCAGAGCATCTGTAAGGCTTGTTTCTATAGCCCTCAAAGAAGTGCATCAAGTCCTCACCAGCCTTGCTGATTTTCATTTCTTAGCCCAAGAACGTGACCCGAACCAAAATCCAATTATTCCTCCAAGCATAGCCATCTCATCACTAGAGAAAATAATGTCAGAAACTCGAATCAAATCGTCCATGTTAGTCACCAAACTAGGACGGGAGTAAACGTAGTAGGCAATCCAAGCGTTAATCATGCACAACTCTAAAACAAAGATGTAGGTCACTACAGGGCGTACAGTCCCTACGAAGTTGACTACCCAAGTAGAAGCCATCTCCAAGACCTTCTCATCGTGCTTGAGAGCCGCCTCGGTCATCTGGGCATCTGTTTGCATGGCAATCTGGTCTGTGCGGATTTCCTCGACCTTCTGTTGGGCAATAAAACCCTGTGCCGCCAGTTGTAGTTCTCTTTCAGTCTGTACTTGAGCCAAGGCTAATTCATGCTTTTGGTCTGCTTTGTTTTGAAAGTAATCCAATAGTTTTGGCAAACCAGAGATTAAAAGACCACCTAGTGTTGAGAATAGAGAAAGCATAAAGTCCTTAAAAGGGAAGTTTAGACAACAAGTAATCCATGATTCTGTCTGACAAGAAGTTAGGTAATATTTTCATAATGTCGAAAAACAACATAGCCGCCCAAGCACCGCCAATTATCTTAAAAACCATGTCGGCAGTCTTTTGGTACTCATTCACCGACCACACCTGTTGGTAGCACAGTGGTCTAAGATTTCCCAAATGCCATACCCGCACATAACAATGATTAACAGAAGACCACCAAGCATCAAGCCTAGTTCTAAGTCTTCTTGGTCAGCCTTCTTTTTGCGTTCAGCCGCTTCTTTCTCTCGCCTAGCGTTATGAGCATCTTCTATGTCCATAGCAGAGGCACGAGCCTTAATCTTCTGCCATACGTCCATCTTGTTAGACTGAAAGAACAACATCTGAAGTTCTTTTTCAAAGGTTGCCGCTTGGTCTAAAGCCATCTCTATCTGAAGGGCTGTACCCATGCTAGAGCCACCCTTCTTGGCAGACACTACGGCTTTGGTAGCCTCACTCTTAGCATTGAAATACTTACCTAGTAAAGGCCCAAGCGAAGCCACATCATCAACAGTCTTAGAAGCCTGTTTAATGAGCTTTACGGCACTTTGGATGCCTTCTAGGGCTAGTTCTGGGCTAATCATTTCTTCTCAATTTTTTTCCACTCAAGGCAATAGACTTTTCTGTTGTAGACATCACCCGTCCAGCCCCACCTAACACACCTGTACTCAACCGATGTAAGGAAAGCAGATTGCAATAATATAGCCGCAAGATATGACAAAACAAATGAGAAAAGCAAGAGCAATGATAGGCTCTAGCCAATCTATTATTTTTTTATCAAGGTCTGCCATATAGCACCAGCAGCCATCACCAAGCCACCTATCCAAAGCATAGGCTTAGCAAGTGAAGCAATCCATCCCAACACCTTAACTGCGCCTTGGGCGGCTTCTATGGCCTCTACAAGACCCTTGGTGTTGTTGTCAATCCTGTCAACCTTTTGCTCAAGAGTAACCAATCGGTTGTAGATTTGTTCGTGAGTAATGTTGTCCATGATTTTTAATACTCAATAACAACAATGCCACTAGCACCAGCACCGCCACCGCTATTGCTACTACCTCCACCGCCACCTCCTGAGCCGTATGCTTTACCAGCTTTGCCAACTCCAAATTGTGATGCTGAACTACCACCACCACCCCAGTAAGAAGCACCGCCAACTCCACCCGTTCCATAGGTAGAGCCATATGCTCCCATACCAGAGCCACCTAATATATTTATATCTCCACCAGTAGCAGATGGCTCGGTATCTTGATTATCTAAGCCAGTCCAACCCTTACCGCCTTTTACAGTTGTAGCACCATAGACAAAAGTAGAGTCATTTCCATTTGCACTAGCAGCCCCGCCCGCACCAACAGTTACAGTTGCAGAACTACCAGACAATGTAAGTATTTTTATTGCTGTAGAACCTGCACCACCACCAACATTATTTGTACCACTACCACCAGCACCACCACCCGTGACAGTAACTTTACATTTAACTACGCCCGATGGGACAGTCCAAGTACCAGATGAAGTAAAAACATCCATATTACTAAAACCACCAGAGGGTGATGCCCAAGTAGGTGCGCCAGACCCTGTTGATGCTAATACCTGACCAGCAGTGCCCGCAGAAGTGTAAGCATGGGCAGTTCCAGTTCCATAACCAACCCCTCCAGCAGTTGCAGTGGCAGTTGAGTTAGTACCGCCATTGGCAATTGGTAAAACTCCCGTCACACCAGTAGTTAAAGGAAGCCCCGTTAAATTTGTGGCAACCCCGCTAGTAGGCGTTCCAAGAACAGGTGTCACCAAGGTAGGTGACGTTAAAGTCGGTGAAGTTGATAGGACGTTGTTACCAGAGCCAGTAGATGTAGAAACACCTGTACCTCCAGCAGTAACAGCAAGAAGGTCACCAGATGTACCTGCTTGCAAATCCTTCAATTGAGCCATCAATGTACGGATAGCATTGTTGATTCCCGAAGGCGCACAGCCCTCGTCGATGTTAATGCCACCAATATCCGTATTATTGTTAGCGGTACTGCTGTACTCTGAGATTTTTGTCTTTGGCATATTAGTCCTATTATGGGTTAGCCATACCAGTTAAATCAACTCGATAAGGCTTTTCTGTTAAACCAAATGTTGCTCCATATCCTAACTGAAGTGCTTTACGTTGCAATTCTTTGCTCAATGGCTCAACTGTCATAACAGATGCTTTTTTCATCAATGTAGCTGCTAATTTAGGGTCTAGCATTGCATTAACCAGCAACTCACGAATTGCATCGTCTGTGCCGTTATAAAGCCAGTTCATAGGTGCAGATACCTTCTGTAAAACAAGAGGAACATCACCAAACATTTGCTTCCCAATCATGCCACCAATTACATTAGCTGTACTCATGTTTTTAAATGTATCCGAACCCATTGATTTTGTAGCACGAGCTAATACGCCACTATCTAAATCTTCAGCAACACGCTTAAGCACCGCAAGTTGCGTAGTAGAAAGATTAGTTTCTTTTTCGGCAGCACGAATAGCATTTAAAAATTTAGGTTGTGAAATCAAATAATCATTAACCCTTGACGGGTCTGGAGTAGTTGAAAGAACTTTACCTTTAAATTCTTGAGCAGCCTCAAGACGCTCAATTCCTCTGCTAGAAGCAGCATACTTACTCAAGTAGTCTTTGTAACCAGTAGCACCTGCTTCAATAGCATCATCTACAGCACGAATAACTGCACTAAGTGGTTCTTTTGCGGCTTTATACGCACCCGCAGTTGGCCCACCTCTGTCAGACTTGTCCAACAAACCTTGGGCAGCAGCCCTCAAATCTTTACGAATCTCATAAAGTTCAGCAGGTGTAGATGCACGAGCAATATCGTCTTTAGCATCTTTCATCACAGAAATAACAGTCTGACGCTTACCAACTGGTGAAGCAAGAATGTCATCAATAGTCTTATTAACTGTTAAAGCAATTCCAGATTGAAATATCTCTGGTGTAACAGTAGAATTAGCAAATGCGTTTTCACGCAATGGTGCAGTTACTTCATCACGCTTCTTAATGGCTGCTGTAAGTGCATCATCATCTTTAGCAAGACGATTAAGAATAGCCATCTGTGCTTGATTAGCTTCTAAAGCCTGAGTAGCAAAACGCCCCTTAGTTACATCCATTCCTTTTAATGCAGTCTCAGCATTAATCAAACCAATGTCACGAGTCGCTTGTGCAGTTGTAGGTGTGTATCCGCCAATCTTAGGAACATAAGTTGCACCAGCCTTAATTGCTTGTTCAGCATCAGATGCCAAGTTACGCAACACATTTCCTGTAATAACTTCACGCCCTGCCTCAGTAAATGGACGCACAATCTCTCTGGTTGTACGAGCAAGAACAGGCGCAGAACCTACAGCACCACCTGCTGTAGTAGCACCAGCCAAAGCACCTAATGCCTGACCAACAGGGCCAACATCACTCTCACGAGCAGCACCAGATGCCAATGCACCACCAGCAGCAGCAGCACCTTGAGTCTCTAAACTCTTAGTAAAGAAATCTTGCGCTGGTACTGGCAAATACTTAGCAACAGCAGCAGGGGCAGCAACGCCAAACCCTGCACTTGTTACATCTTGTACGATACGCTCTTGAGAAGTTTGTGGAGTAGGAACGCCAATTCGAGTCATTAAGTCTTGCAGACCCTGACTACTAGGCTTCATAACTTGGCGACCCGCCAAAATGTTAATCAATCCTGTTAGCGCATCAGCACCAATAGTAGGAATAGACAAAGCACCAGTTAATGCTGCTCGTCCTGTTAAACCTAGTTGTCTACCAAGGTCTTTAGCACTACCAATTTGCATTTGCTCTGGACGAGGATAGCTAGTAATTTCTTTAATAGCTTCTTCTCTTGTTAACTTTTTAGCAGGTGCTGGTTGCTCAACAACTTTTTCACCACCAAGAATAGCCAAACCTGCATCAGAGACTTTCGATAAGTCACCTGATTGCAATGCTATCAAGTCTTCATCTGACAGTTTGGTCAAGTCCATTATGGTTTCTTTCTACGAGCAATCTCAGCTTGAATGTCAGCCATAGAAGGCATTGTCTGAACAGGTGCAGTTAACGCATCTGCAAGAGGGTTTAACAGTAATGAACCATTACCACCTAGTTGCTGAGAAATACTTGAGTAAGGTGCTTTTTGAGCCTCAAGATTACGAGCCTTAGATTCAACTAATTTAGTTGCAACAGAAAGCAATCCCGCACGTTCCTCTGGCAATAAAGATTGACCACTTAACGCTCGTTCTGCATAGGCTTTAATTGATTGAGGAATAGAACGATTGCCAAGAATAGTAGCTTTGTCGCCTTCTTGAACAGCACCTGATGGGTCATAAATCTTACCAATGGCATAAATCAATGCACCATCAGCAGTTTTATTACCTGCATTTGCTTCTGCCACGGCAGCTTTAGCAGCCTTAAATCTGTCAGCAACTTCCATTGCACCAGTATCTTTAACAACGCCACGCCAATCCTTTAAAACATCAGATTGTGCTTTTGCTATTGCTGTTGGGTCTTTTAAATCTACTGCAAATTTTGGTGCTTTTGCCGCTGTTTGTGTTTCCAAAAACTTTGCATAATCAGGATTATCTTTGGCAACCATAAACTCACGCAAAGAAGTTGGCATTGCATCTTGTTTTGGTGCGCCTTGAGCAACAGTCTCTACTTTTCCAGTAATAGGATTAACACGAATAAGTTTTGCGCCTTCAGCCAATGAAGTAGTTTCACCACCCATAGCCTTTTGAGAAGCAACCAACTCACTTAGTGCTTTGCGTCCTTCTGGTGAACCCATCAACTGAGGAATTGCTCGTTGCAAATCAAAGCCACCAGCAGTCATTCCCTCACCTACTCGCTGACCCATTATGTCCTCGCCATACATCTCTTGAGGCTTGGTTACAGCACCTTGGATAACACCTTGAATACGTTGTTGTTCAGCTAGTTGTTGTTGCTCTAACTTACGCTTGCGAATCATGTCAGCCAATTGAACATTCTGTAATTGGCTTTGCAATGTGTCTTGCATACCGCCTTTATAGGCTTGCTGACCACGCTGTAAGCCTTCAACAATAGATTGTCCTGTGTTACCACCTTGGAACAATCGTCCTGCTAGTGCGTACAAGGCTTGTGCTTGTGCGTCTTCACGATTACGAGCAATGTCAGTAGGTGACATACCCAACAGACCCATTGTGTCTGCACCGCTAGTCCCAAAAATGTCTAATAGTCCAGCCATGTTAGTCCTTAACCAAAGAATGAGCCAAGGTCTTGATTACCATAATAACTACCAGTTCCAAATCCACCACCGCCACCAATTTGGCTCATAGCAGAAGGAGGCGTAGCACCAAATGGGTTTAACCAACTTAGGTTAGGAGAACCTAGATTCTTGTAAATACCAGCACCAGTAGCAGCAGTACCTAACAATTTTTGAAGCGTAGAAGTATCAGCAGCACCACTTGCAGTAGATGTTCCTACTCGTCCTAATGGATTGCCATATACCAACGACATATAGTTTTGCAAGTTCTGCTGTGGCTGGTTCTGCAAGAAGTTAAAACGCTGAACGTCAGCACCTAACTGTTGACCTTGGTAACCTTCACGCAACTGACCAGCATTTAACAACTGCTGAATATCTTGGTAATCGGTAGCTGCCATCTGAGGGGCTAAACCAGTAGCTTGTTGCTGACGCTGACGCTCTGCCTCGTAGTTCTGGTAAGCAAGTTGACCTGCTGTGTTAGTCAGGGCTTGTGCATACTGCCCCGTAGCACGATTCTGTAGGTTACCCATAGCACCAGAGCCATAACGCCCTGCTAGGCTTGCTTTAGAGCCAATGTCGCCTAGTGTCTGTTGGAACTGAGTCTGTGCAGCTTGGGCAGCAGGAGCAAATGCACCCTGAAAGAAAGGGTTTCCACCCAAATAAGCACCGCCAATAGTTCCTTGCAATTGTTGCTGTGCAGCACCAGTTAAAGGATTACCAGCTAAAGCACGAGTCTCCAGAGCCTGAAGACCTGCTTGTGTAGTCTGAGAGGGGGCTACAAAGGTTTCGCCTGTGTAGTATTGTGGGCCACCGCCCTGATAAAGTTGCTGAGCCTGTCCCAGACCATACGTTAAATATGGTGCAATTGTTGGGTCAACTGTGGATGTGGTAGTGGTAGCCATCTTTTACTCCTAAAAGTTCGGATTCCGAGATGGGTCATCCACGGAATAGATTATACATAAATTATTAAAATCAACCAATAATTGCATAGCGATACTTCTTATTAGCCGTTGAATTTGCAAAGTGGGTTATCGTAGCCGTACCCTGTCCTTGGGAACTTGCGTAGATGTTTGTTGATGCAGCGAGTGACACCAAGTTAACAGTCGCTATGACTGAAGGCGTAGCTGGTCTTGTTGGGCTTGTTCCAGCAGCATAATGCTCGATTACAACACCAGTATCTGACGCTCTCCACATTAACTGAACATAGTCATTAGCCGCCAACTCTACAAAGAAGTTCATTGCCCCAATTAAGTGATATGGGTCACCAGATGATTTTCTCTGCGCTAAACCAAACCTACTGTTGGAGGCAGTTATATCTGTTCCATTCTTTCTAAACCAAATATCTGCATCTTGTGAGTCATTAGTAGTATTTTTTAACTGAATACTAAACTGTATGTTATACAACCCTGCCACTTTTACATTTAACCTAGAACTGTTTGATAAAGTAACCCCATTAGAGTAATCGGTTGTATCAAAGGTAATAGGGTAGGCAGTCGTTGTATTAGCTACAGTCTGGTCTGTTCCGTCTTGAAAAGCCCCATAAGGTGAGTAATCAGTAAAAGCAGCAGCAGAGGCAGGGACAAATAAGATAACGCTGTCTGGGCCAATCCTTCTGTCTGTCAAAGTGGTAGTAACAGCACCACCAGTTGCCAGAGTCAAAGTCCCTGTGTTGTTAGTCTTTCCGTCCATGATTCCACGGACAACCTCTGCAACTTCACGCTCATTGCCACCAAAGGGAGGAAGGCTTCTAAACATTATCGTGCGCCTCCACCAACGATATCTACATCAATACCTACTGCTGTTTTCCAATTAGCACCCGTAGGAACTAACTGAAAACGATGGTATCTACCCCTAGAACGTAAGGGTACTCTGTTCTCTGTTGTGGCAGCTAGTGCAGTTGAATAGGTCA